CTCCAGAGGCATCCAAAGTGGCCGGTGCGCTGGGAATGGATGAGGAGCTGGTAAAGAAGGCGCTTAAAGATCGGTTTATAATCGATACTACTGTTCAAAGTCGCCTCAAAGAGATTTTTTCTACTTTATTTCCTACCGTAATTTACGGAGGAGGAGCGACCGGCGTGGTGTCCGCCAGGCTGGCAACCGAGAACAATCCTGCTCTTGCTACTATGCGAATGGTATCAGCAGACAATCAGAGTCCGAATGCCCCTGGTCAAGACGACGGCCTCCCAATGATGGTGACGCCTACTTCCCTGTCTTTAGAAACGTTTGGCTGCCCTTTGTTTACGGTCGGCCAACAGCTGTTTATCGATTTTTCTACCAATACGACGGCCGATAATTTCTACGGTGTAGTGGGAGTTACGCACAAGATAGAAGCAGGCAAATTTACCACAGAAGTAAAAATGAGCACTATGTCTTCGTTTGGTAAGTGGCGTTCTACTTGGGACAATCTCAAAGACATGATTACCAATGCAGCCAAATCAGCGTCAGAAGGCTGAGAACAGTCGTGTAATTTTGTCGATCTTCTTTTAAGATCATTTATGGATTTGTTCTTACAGCTATCAGGTTCTGATAAGGTATTTGTAGAGAGTTTACCTTACGAAACGACCAATGAACTCTCCCTGTTTGCCATAGAACCTTCCGTCATGAAGAGCTATTATCACATTCTTGGAGTAGAAGAGATAAAAGCAATCCCGGCGGTGTATGAAGAGATGTGCAGAACGGTGGGCATTCGCGGTATCCATGCGCTACAAACCATCCCTAGGGAGCGTTTACAGAAACATGTTTCTAGTGCAGTCGATCAATTGAAACAAATTTTGGCCAACAATTCGAATTCAGAATACCTGGTAAATTATCTTAAAATAACTCAATTTTTGAACGGTCTAAGTCGCGCTGCGGTCGACATTAACGAAATTAAAGAATTACAAAAATCGAGCCAGCATGAGGTAGTGCGAAGCACTCTTAACAGTTTTCTGCCAGACGAAGCTGGCGTTGCCAGGAAAGTAAAATACTCCATGGAGAATACAGTCACAGGCCGATTAACAGTAGAATCTGGCCCGCAGATTCTGACAGTGCCAGCCTCTGCTCGGAAGTGTCTTCGCAGTCTATACGAGAACGGTAGAGTATTGCAGCTAGATCTGGTATCCGCAGAGCCTACAATGGCTCTGCATGTCAACGGGACTGCCCCTCCCAGCGATGTCTATAAACATATTGCGGGTTCCATCTTAGGTGGCAAGGTGACCCGGAAACAAGCTAAAATGATAACCCTTTGTGCCCTTTATGGACAGTCTGCTGCTAGGCTCCGGAGTAAGCTCCCTCGCGGAGTAGATCCAAACACGGTCATCAGGAGGACTAAGAAGTTTTTTGGAGTCGAAGAACTAGTAAATGAATTGCGCACAGAATGCAAGGAAGGGGTAATCAGGAATATTTTAGGCCGGCCCATTTCTTTGAGCAACGATCGTGATCACACACTAGTGAGCTACTATCTCCAGAGCTCGGTTGCAGAGGCGGCTATATCAATGTTTTCTGATTTCATAAATGATTCCTGTTTAGAAATCAAACCCTTGTTCGTAATTCATGATGCGTTAGTGATCGATTGTGATTCTGCGGCTGCCAAAGAGCTCCAGGGGATGGAAAAACTAAACGTATCGTTAGGAGAGTGGCAGTTTCGCGTTGCTATCACGCAGTTATCGAATAATTAAGGACATGAATCAAGTAACACTAAAGAATACGGTTCGTTCTTTGATAAGAGAACTTCTAACAGAAGAAGCTGAACAACAACCAGCACCTGCTCAGCCACCTGCTCAGCCACCTGCTCAGCAGCGCCGGACGGCGCCCACCCAGAGCGTGTCTGTGGCAAGGGGAGCTTACGGCTCCGGAGGAAGGTTTAAAGATTTTGTTCGAGCGGCCAATGCTCGAGCCAAAAAAGAACCTAGGGCCTTGATGCGAGAGCTAGGAGTTGTGAGGGCATCGACCGGGACTGATTTGGAGCAGATAAAAAAAATACTCAATTCTGCTTTTCACAGTAATCCTACAATGCGCCAAGCTTATGGCGGGGTGACAAATGTCACGGAAGCTCTGAACGACGGCAACGACGTCGCCGCTTTGGGGGTTCATTTAGCGGAGTTAGACAAGCGAAATGGCATCAAGTTCCTCATGCATGTCTTAGCGGCCGCAAAAAATGCCGGTGTTCTGAATCTTCAAGGTGCGATAGAGATAAATAAAGGAGAAAAAGCTCCTATACTGCTCTATTCTCTTTAAACTTAAGCGGTCCCTCTAGTATCATTAATGTATGAGCGCAGAAGACTTGGTCGTGCAATACGAAAAGTATTGTGGTATAATGAAGAAGGTGGCTGATACATCGGCAGTCGAAAGACTCTCCGAGGTGTGTGGAGAAAGTTTAGCTATGGCACCCCGTGGATTAACTGTCGAGGACGGCGGGTACCCCGGCGGCTTAGTAGAGTTTAGTTTGAACGTAGCCAGCATGGCCAAGACGTTGAGTCCACATTTTGGAGATGCCAAAGCTCTTGTTAAAGTGAGCTTGCTACACGAACTCGGCAAATTGGGAGATGTAACGGAAGGTAACGATCTCTTCATTCCACAGGAGTCCGACTGGCACCGTGAGAAGCTAGGACAGATGTACAAGTATAATGAAGCATGCTCCAAGATGAACGTGGCTCACAGGACGCTCTGGATTGCCTCCCAGTTAGGCTTTAAGATTGATCGTGAGGAATGGATGGCCATCAACGTTTCTCAAGGCCTTCACTTACAAGAGAATCAGTTCTATGCTACGTCGATCGGCGGAGTTTCGGCCGGCCTGTTAGCAGCAAGATTGGCTGTATTGCATGGTAACTAATACTTATTATGCATGAGACTTCTTAGAGATTTTATTAGGGCCGTTTTCATGGAGGCTTCCGAAAAAGAGGCAGAGCTGCTCGTCGAGCCTGACGAGAACGAAGATCGCGACGATGATCCAACCGATGAATTCAGCGGCGCTGCCGCAGTTGCTGGGTACACGCTTCCGCTCGGAGCTTCCAACCATCCTACCACGCTCAAGCAGCGAGGTGATATCGCTGGTACCGGTTTTGGAGGAGCCAAGCCCGTGAAAAAGAATAAATAACCTATAAAACGCTTGAACATTTAAAACATAAATTCTAAACTTAGACAGCCAACTTGATTGGCTAAGAAAATTTGACCATTGAACATATAAGGAGTTAAAAAATGGCAATTGACCTTGATGCGATTCGCAACAAACTAAATCAACTTTCTGGTAATAACAGTCGGCGTAATACCATGTGGCGTCCTCAAGAGGGCGAAGAGACCACAGTGCGTATTCTAGCCTTTCCTGATAATGATGGCCAGCCCTTCAAGGAACTGTGGTTCTATTACAACATCGGAGAAAACCCGGGCCTCTTGGCACCTTACCAATTTGGGAAGCCTGATCCGATTCAAGAGCTGATCAACAAGCTCCGTGACGATGGGTCGAAGGAGTCTTATGATCTTGCTAAGAAGCTATATCCCAAGATGCGGTGCTTTGCTCCTGTAGTCGTCCGAGGCGAAGAGGAAAGAGGCGTGCGACTGTGGTCCTTTGGCAAGATGGTTTATCAAACCCTTTTGAACATCATGTTGGATGAGGATTACGGCGATATTACTGATCCCGAAACTGGAAGGGATGTTAAGGTGATCTGCACTAAGCCACCTGGTCGTATGTGGGCGACTACTGAAGTTCGCCCTCGAGGTAAGGAAGGCCCGCTGGCTGAGACTAAGCAGGCCCAAGAATGGCTGGGAGGAATCCCTTCTCTAGATGACCTTTACACTCTCAAGTCTTATGAAGAGCTGGAGAAGATCGTAAACGACTGGTTGAACGGAGATACCAGCTCGGACGACGATCATCCTGTCGCACGAGGCAATGCGCCCGCCGAGGCCAACACTTCTTCTGAGCAGGCTAAGCCATATAAGAGTCTGGACGATGCTTTTGCGGATCTAGAAGACTTGTAGCACCCGACAGTTTTAACATTGTGTGTTACTGTGTCAAGCGGCTTCGGCCGCTTGACTTATATTTGAACACCGTCTTCTAACGTCCTATATTATCATTGGCTGGAGAATATTATGGCAAAGAAAAAAGATCCGAATAATTTTACTGATGAGCTCATTGCTTCTCTTAACAAAGAGCATGGCACCAAGATTGCTTACAACTTAGCACATGATACATCGCCTACCCACGTTAATAGATGGATCTCTACCGGCTCTAGCCTATTGGACTATATTATTTCCAACAGAGCCAACGGCGGCCTTCCGGAAGGAAGGATTGTTGAGGTTTTCGGGCCTCCTTCCATCGGTAAATCTCACATCGCCATTCAGGTCGCCCGCTCGACTCAAGAGATGGGCGGTATAGTTGTTTACATAGACACGGAAAATGCGACGTCAGTTGAGAATCTATCGCTACTCGGCGTCGACATTACTCAAAGGTTTGTATATGTAGATACTCATTGTACTGAAGAAGTCCTCTCCATTGCTGAAGCGACGATTCTAAAGGCTAAAGCGATGAACAAGGACGTTCCTATTACTATCGTCTGGGACAGCGTCGCCGCATCGTCTCCTAAGGCTGAATTAGTAGGCGATTATGATAAAGAAACTATCGGCCTCCAAGCACGCGCTATCTCCAAAGGCATGCGCAAGATCACCGGAGTGATAGCTAATCAAAATGTCCTCTTCCTGATTCTTAATCAGATCAGGACTAAGATCGGTGTAATGTACGGAGATCCTACGACTACCCCAGGAGGTAAGGCCATCCCTTTCCACTCCTCCGTGAGAATTAAATTAGGAGCCGGCCAGCAGATTCAAGATAAAAACAAGACCGTGGTAGGGATCCATGTGTCTGCAAAAACTATCAAAAACAAGGTTGCTGCGCCTTTTAG